GTAGTGATCGTATCTCACTATAACGATGAAGGTGCATTCGCTGATTTGGTTGAAGCACAGGCATATGTCGCAAACAAGTGGAACATTCCGTTTATCAATATTTCAAACAAAATGGGGTTTACTACTGCGATGAGCGTCACTATTGACGGAACTACAAAAACAATGAAAAACTGGTGGTTGCCCGATGGAATACATCCGTCATCTGATACAAGCGGAAAAGCGTTACAGCATTATGCAGAAGTACTTTATCCATTAATCAGAGATGCACGGTAAAAGGAAGCATTAAGTCTCTAAAGCGGTTGCTGGTTCTCAGCAAGTTCATCGCACTACTGGCATTAAATCACCGTTCGATTCGGTGAGCCGCAAATCTTAAGTCAGTAAGTTAAAACATATGGGCATGGTGTAACGGCAAGCATGGCGATCTCCAAAATCGCAGATATAGGTTCGATTCCTATAGCCCGTGTGTTTATAAACTTGCAACTAACTTGCAACTTGCAAGACGAGCATAAGACGAGAAATAGCGATATTTAAGCCATTTCAGACGAGTTACGAGACGAGAGCAAGACGAGAATCTTGCAACCAAAATCTACAAATTATGAGAGAAATCATTTCGTTCACTATCTGCATGTTTCTAATCCTTTTGTGGATTACATTTGTATCCCTGGTAAACATAGCAGGTGGTGGATATCCATGATGAGGGAATAATATGCACACAATAAAATTTGACCATTACGCAGGTGTAGAAATCATTGTGGAGTATATTCCTAAAGAGGAACTGGTGACACTTGTTGCAGCAGATAACTCCGTGCAGGTCATTCAGAACATCGGTGACAGCAGTAAATACACTGCTAAGCTAAATGCCGGGTTCTTCAATGACCAAAGAAACACACCACTTTATGGGGAAGCCTACGGGGTGCAGTGTGGTGACAATATCTGGGAAGTACCTAGGCAGGGTAAATTTATCTATTATGCGATTATGCACGATGGTAGAACGGAAGTCGGAATGGATACAGACTTCTGGTACACAAGAACCGAATGCCGCTGCGCAAGTTCTCCTGCATTGGTGCTGAAGCATAACGGCTATGACTGCGAGTGGATTTCTCCTTCAAGGACAGACAGGAGATCGCTGGCATGTTGTCAGTCTGTTCTTATGAGAACAAAAGAATATTTCTTGTTTGTAATTACAAGAGGGAAACTTACACCGAATCAGATAAAGGCATGGTCTGCTTCCATTCCCAATGTGTTGGACATCGTGTTCAACGATGGTGGTGGGTCTGCATGTCTGACGGATGATAATAACCTTTACACAGCAACAGGAGAGAACAGAAGGATTGCAAATGCATGGGGAGCGATTGCACCTAAACAATCTGCTTCTCCGCAATTACCAAATACAGAAGCAGGGGGTGACAAAAACATGTTAACTATGAACGGAATTGATATCTCAAACTGGCAGAAGGATATCGACCTGCGAAAGATTGATTTCGACTTCGTAATCGTAAAAGCTACTGAAGGAACATACTTCGTTGATAAATATTGTGACGGATTTATTCAGACAGCAAAAGCAATGGGAAAGAAATTCGGATTCTACCATTTTGCAAGACCGACAAACGATGCGATCAAAGAAGCGGACTTCTTCATTGAAAATACTAAGAACTATTTTGGTGAAGGAATCCCGGTACTCGATTGGGAAGCTGAAAACAAAAACGATGTGCAGTGGGCATTGCGGTGGCTGAACAGGGTCAAAGAGAAAACTGGTGTAAAACCATTGATTTACATGTCAGAATCAGTCATAAATACTTATGACTGGTCACCAGTTGTGGCAGGTGATTACGGATTATGGGTAGCTAAATATCGTGATTCCGTTCCCGACTACAACTATGACATGTCACTCGCAGGTACAGCGCCAAAAGTTAAATGGTGGAATGGCTACGCTATGTGGCAGTGGACTTCGGTCGGCAAACTGAACGGTTATAACGGCAGCCTTGATTGCGACGTGTTCTACGGCAATGCAAGCGCATGGGATGCGTATGCTAAGAGTAGCGATCCACAGCAAGTCAAGCCAACCGATCAAGAACCGCCTGTGTCAACTGATGATGTTGAAAAGCTGAAGAAACGGATTGATATACTTCAGCAGGAAAACGAAAACCTTTGGGATGCGATTGACGTATTAAAGAAACGTATTGCAACGGCTTTAGAAGCCTTGAACGGGGGAGACGAACATGATTAAGATGAGTAATGAGACTTACGATACATGCAAAAAAATCGCGTTGTGCATTTTGCCTGCCTTGGCAACAATGTGGCTGACATTGAGTAAAATCTGGGGCTTCCCTTACGGAGCAGAAATCGGTGCAACCATTACAGCAATCGACACTTTCCTTGGCGCTTGCCTTGGCATTTCTTCCGCACAGTACCACGAGGCTGAAAAAGAAAGAATTGAGGGCGACAAGAGATGACCCCGAATGATATGACAGCCTTCTGGTCAGTCATTGTCAATGTTGGAGTAGCCGTAGGGGTGATCGTTGCGCTGATTAAGGGTGTCCAGTTTCTGTTCGAAATGACACCGACAGCAGACCTAAAAAAGCGTGTCACCAAAATCGAAGAACACGATGCTAAAGACCTTGAACGCTTTTCAAACATTGAAAGCAGAATCGAAGACATGGAACGAAAGCTGAATGACACTGACAGAAATATTAGCCATATTGACGAAGGCATACAGCGATTAGTCCAGTCACAGATCTCATTACTGCACCATCTTGCAACAGGCAACGGACAGAAAGAACTGCTGGAAGAAGCTGAGAATTTATCCGAGTATTTCATTAGTAGGAAATGACTATGAGCGATAGAAAAGAAACAGTATCATATATCGTCTTTGAGGGCGAAATGACACGCATGGAGCGGACTAACCATAGGCTTTGGATATTCTGCATACTACTGCTGCTGACGCTCATAGGAACAAACGCAGGGTGGTTGTACTACGAATCTCAATTTCAGTATTTTGAAGTCACACAGGAAGCAGACGGGATTGAAGGTAGTAACATCCGAATGATTGGCGGTGATTATTATGGCGAGGGTGAAGCAGACAACTAAAGGGCGCAAAAGAAAAACAGGTGGTAATACAGGGTACATCGTCTGTAATATTTGTAGAGGAACTGGAAGAATCCGGGATTGGCATAAGAAGGGCAAGAAGAAATGAGAGACCTTTCCCGTACGGAGATAATTCAGCTTGTTGAAGAATGGATTCTGAACGAGCGTGACCGTAAGATCCTTAAAAGAAGACTGATTGACGGGATAACTTATGAAGGACTGGCTTGCGAGTTTGATATGTCAGTCAGACAAATAAAAAACATCGTTTACAAGGGAGAGAAGAAGATTTTCTCCAAGGTATAGAGAAAGATAAATAATGCACTAATAATGCACTTTGGCTTCATCGTCAAAGTGCTTTTTTTATTCGACAATTTAGGCATGTACAGAAAGTTTAACCCAAACCCATTGAACCGTTCTGTCGGTGATTGCACCGTCCGTGCAATGTGCGCTCTGTTCGATACAGACTGGTTTACTTCCTACGATGCATTGACAGCTGAAGGAAGGATTCTTTGTGATATGCCATCTGCTAATGCAGTATTCGGATCTTATCTCTACTCCAAGGGGTTTAACAAGCGATTGGTTTATAACTTTCCAACGCACATTATTAACATCCGGGAATTTGCAGACACACATCCTAAAGGAATGTATCTGCTTGCCACAGGAAGCCATGTAGTGACTGCCATAGATGGTGATTACTTCGATTCCTGGGACAGCGGTGAAGAAGCTATTATCTACTATTGGGAAAGGAGTTAATGACATGCCTTACAACAATAATCCGCAGTATATGTATCCGCAGTCGTATCAGCCGATGCAAGCCAATTCGTACATGATGCAACCTCAGTATCAGCCACAGCCTAACCAGCAGTATCAACCGCAGAGTAACAGCGGTCTTATCTGGGTGCAGGGCGAGAATGCGGCAAAGGCGTTCCCTGTAAGTCCGGGTACAAGTCAGTTGCTTATGGATTCGGAATCTGAGTGCTTTTATATAAAAACAACAGATGCAAGCGGTATGCCGTTACCTTTACGGACGTTTACATACAAAGAAGTAATAAATGCACCGA